AACCCTCGCTTTCCATTCTCCAAAAGGTTTGAATTGTCTTATCCATATCAAAACGGTAATGACCGCCAAGGGGCTTATATGCCTCAATCTTGCGCTCGCGTACCAAACGGCGCAATGTGCTCGGTGTGATTTCCAAGATGTGTGCCATCTCGGTTGTGCTGAGGTATTCAGGTTCCAGGATGCTCATATTGTTTCCCATGATCCAGCGTAATCAGTCAGAATGACAACCTCGCCTGTTCCAATATCAAATGCAGCTTCATGAGGTTCAGCGATAGATTTCAGAAATGCTGAAGCTAAGATGTAATCAGAATATGTATCAACCCAGTGGGCATAACCCCAGGCAAATGAAATTTCAGTGTCATGGATAATTGGCTCAAAACGCATGACCTTCTTTTCCCAATCCTTGCCCCATGCCATTGATGTGGTGGTCAGGTGCTCAAAATCATTCTTGGTTAGCTCTAAGATTATTTTCATGATTGAAGCAACTTTGTTAGGTCTGCATCATTCATAGATTTAAATGCAGAATCAATTGCCTTGTGGGTTTTTTCTTCGCATGAATCACAACCACAATCCACCATTGCTGCAAATCCCTTGCTTTCCTTTTCTAACTTATCGCTAAGCATTATGTGTAAATCTGCCATTCTTGACATGTGAGGCCCTTCGTCTATATCGCCGAGTTGCGATGAACCAAATATAGACGATATGGACGAGATGCACAACATCAACACCGTTCGGCGTGTCTAACGCTCCAAAAGAATGGTGTAAATATGGTCAAGGCGTGCTTCCAGCCTGTTGACCTGTTCTTTTAGGCTATGCCCGTTCGCCTTGGGGCCTATTTCGGACATGATTGACCGAACAATAAACCGGACTGCCGCATAAAGCCCGGACAGGATGGCCATCACGCCTACAATAACGGCCACCCATGCCTGGGCCTCCATCTTACTTCTTGCCCAAATTGATTGATGAATCCTTAGGGTCAACCGCACGCAAAATAGGCCCAATGAAACCGGCCAATAGTGCGTTCAGCAGAATCTTAGGATCAGAAATCCCGGATAGGTAAAGGGCTGCAACTGATGCTAATGAAGCTCGTAAATACGACAAGGCCGCCGTTTTGATTTGCTGGTTCATTTTTCGTCTCCTTGTATTTTCTTAATTAATGCCTCCACCTTGGCTGCACTAATAGCGATTTCAAAATGCATTTCGTCTTTGCGATTGCGATAGTCACCGCCCCAAATGCATCCCCATTTTTTTGCCAAGGCCCTTATCATTGGTACTTTTTCCAAAGGGAATGTTCCGACTTTACCCAACGGATGCCTGGAGGCGTTTAGATCTAGGGCCGTGCCCGATGAGTGATTGCTAAGTTTTGCAGTCTGCCCACGGATTGGCCGGTAACAATATCCCCAATCATCTAGTGAGCCATCATCAAGCGGTTCAATCAGCTCATGGAATTCAGCAGCTAAACCAATGAGCAAGGGTGCAACCGCTTCAGCGCATCGCAATTTGATTGCCGTGCCTGGTACGGAATAAGACTTTATCCCTATCTCAGCCTGATCCTTAGATGCTGGCCAACCGTTATGACTTGTCTCCATTTAGCTCAGCAGGATTTTTGCTTCATCGGCAGTTAAACCAATTTTTGCAAGAATTGCCGTTTTAGTTGCTGCCGCCTCTGCATCCTTAGCCGCTTTCCAAGCAGGATATGCCAACACTCCCGCTTCATAGTCAGCCTTTGTGATTGGCGTTGCTTCAAGAAATACGATGTCCTCGTATTCGCTGCCGTGTGCACCCCAACCGCCTGTTGGAATAAGCATTTCTAGGATTTTACCTGCGTGTATTTTTTCAGTCATTATGCACCAATTTCCATAAGCGTAATCGTTCCCGTACTACTAGATACTTGCGTGTAGTTTGCACCTGTACCGCTAAAGTTTGCAAAATCAACCGCGTAAGTAGTTGCAGATGTAGTGGCTGGAGAATCAAGATAATTTTGCATTACTTGACCTTGCATACCAGATGTTGTGAAGTCGTAGCCCATACCATCCGCATAAGTTAAATAAGTAGATGCCCGCTTTAACTTGTAATTTAAGCCGCTAGCGGTAGATGTTCCTTTTGCCCAAGTTGTAGACCATAACACAAAAACTTTGCTTGTGTTTAATGTAGGTGTAATTGTTGCAGTTATACCTGTTGCAATATAGGTTGTGGATGAAACCGCAGTTTGGCTTGTTGTGTTAGCAGTCACTACTTGCAAAACTTTACCTCCGCCGCTTGCGGGCGTAGCCCAGCTAGGGATACCGCCAGCAACTGTTAGCACCTGTCCGGTGCTGCCAATTCCAAGCCTTGCAGGTGTTGATCCGCTTGAAGAATAAATTGTGTCACCAGTAGTGGTCATTGGATTGACCATGCCTGTTGTGTCTAAGTTAGTCCAGGCACTTCCGGTGTAATAAGTCGTGACATTTGTGTCCTTCAAATAAGCAAATTGACCTTCTTGCGGTGAGGTTATAGCTGCATCTCGAGCCGCCGCTGAGGCAAAGACTAAAACGCCCTGCATCAAGTAGCCATTAGTGTCTGCGGCAGTTAAAACCTCCCCGGTGGTAAAAGTCTTAAAGCCAAGTCCTGCTGCCATATTTCCTCCTTAGTAACTCAGCACACTGGTATCAAGTATGCCATAAAGCGTGCTATTTAGAATGAAACCATCGATTATGGGTTCAAGTGTCGTCATTTTAACCCGCCAAGAATTTGGCGTTATTTCCATAGATTTGCCAAAGACTTGTAGGGTCTTGGTCAGCGTTGTACCACCCGGCTGATTAGTTGTAATTGTCACCGGGTCAAAATAATCAAGGTCAAGGGCTGCAATTATGCCCGCATTATAATTGGCCGTGTATAGATCCAATTGGATTTCATCACATCGAACGCTTGTCTCGGCCCTTGAAGCTACATAAGCACGGGCATAGTTCAAAGCCGTGGCAGTATCTTGCATTAATAAATTTTGTTGGTTGTAAGAATGCAAGAAATACTTGGCAATGCTTGCTGCGTTGGAGGCGGTTTGAGTAGCCAAGCCCGTTGCCGTGATGTTTGCCTCATTATAAACAAGGGTGTCATTTGTTACCCATTTAGCATCAAAGTAATCAATGGCCGTTCCATTATCGTTAAACACAACCGGCGTTGCGGCCACGCTTGAAGCCGTTAAATTTCTATCTTGAAAAAGAAAACTGCCCGATGCATCAACATAAAATGCACCAAATTCTGTCGTTTCAATTACTTGACATGCCTGAAGTGCGGTTCGGGCAGTGCCCGGATCAGCTTGTACCGTAGTCAAACCAGGGTCAATATCCCTCATGGTTGCTGGCCAAGAAATGGCATCCAACAAATTGTTGATTCTTGCACCAGTTAGTTGACCCGCGCTGGTTCCCGCGACTGTTGAAATCTGAGCGTTTTGAGCCAATCTAAAAGCATCAACGGCTTGGATTGTTGTGTAAACGACATCGCCAACGGAAGATTGTGGGGTTGATGTCGAATAGGAAGTGATGAATCCACTGAAGACAGGATAAGTCACTGCCCCATAAGTGGCAGTTATTTGAACCTTACGCATTGGAGTAAGGAGCTGATAGTAGGGCCCCAAAATGTTCATTGGGTTGAAATCACCATTTTGGTCAACAATGCGCAATGAAAGTGTTCCAGTCTGAAATTGGTCAGCTTGGGCATTTCGCCCACGCTTTGTATTGATTGAATCAACAACATTGGAAATGTCCACGATAACGGCGGCTGCATCGGCAAGAATGTTTGTGTCAAGAATGCCTTGGTCCAAAATCATTGCCTGGGCAAAGCTTGGGCCAGTGCTGAAATTTATAAATGCGTTGATTGTTGGAATTGTCATGCTGGCAAGGCCCCTGCGTAAGTTGTCAAATATCCACGGCGGGCAATCTCATTAAGGGCATCTTGTACGGCATCAACGATGGTATTTTCATCAGCCATTGATGGGCCCGTGTTGACATTAATTGTGACTCCGATGGGCAATTGATTGCCAGTGCCATTAAGTCCTAAACCTGAAGTTGAAGGAATTGTTGGCGTGATGTTTGTACCGTCTCCAGTAATGCCTAACGATGCATTGGTTGCCCCTACGAATGGTACAAATCCACCCAATGCCGCTTGTGCAGTTGTGCCCAAGTTAGTTACGGCTGAAGCTGCCGAACCCTTAAAGTTAGCAAAATAACTTGAAAGATTGGTGAGGGAACCTGCCGCACCTGCCGCAGATTTAGCAAGATTATTCAACGCCGTGGTTGCTTCTACTTCTTGTTTTAGCTTGTCGGCCTGAGCCTTTACTAAAGCATCATTGGCAGCTTGGGCAGTCTTGCCAGTTTCATCGAGAATAGCAATTTGAGCACGAATGCGTGCCTTTGTCTCCTCGTCAGTAGCTTGATTCAATGCGACATTGAGCCCAATGCGCTCCAAGTCAAACTTCTTTTTTAGCTCATCTAAAGCCGCCTGATCCTTCTTCATTTGAGCTTCTTCTCGCGTAGCCTTGTTCTTAGATGAAAGCATGGCCAATTCGTCAGCCTTAGCCTTTTTCAATTTGTTATCGGCTGCTACTTTTGAATTATAAGAGCTTGCCATGCCTGTGCCGGCAAATTTATAAGCAGCCCTTGCTTTATCCTGTGCTAAAAACTCTGCGTTAGCTTTATTTAAATCACCAACCATATTAAAAGCACCGCTGCCTGTAACAATATCTAAAATTCGTATAAAGCGACTAAAGCCAATAATTGCGGTTCCTATGGCACTTGCAATTGATTCTATAATGCTTAAAGTTTTAGGCAAACCACCTGAACCGCCTAGAATTGTTAAAGCGTCTATTAAATCTTTACCTAATGACTCGCTTGCATTTTTACTTGCCACCGTCAATTTATCTAATGAGCCCGCGTAAGAATCTGCTGCTATCTTTGCTTGGCCACCCGACACCTTAGCAACCTGTTTTAAAATGTCTTCAAAAGACATTGCTGCTAATTGAGACTTGCTCAAACCTAGTCCATATTTAATTAATCCACGCGTATTTCCCGCGTATGCCTTAGATAAATCAGCAGCTACCGAAACGACATCAGAACCACTAAATGCACTAAGATCTAGAGCAGTTTTGAGCAAATCCTGAGATTGGCTCAAATTGCCCGTAGTAGTAACAAGTTTTTGAAACGCCGGGCGCAGTTGATCATCAAGAACGCCGAATTGTCTTTCAAGCGTGCTTATAAAATCTTTTATTTGTGGATTAGCGTAACTCATACCTAAGTTATCTAAAGACTTAGCAAGAACCTTAGCGGCCTTGTCGTCTGCTGCAAATGCGTTAACCGAAGCTTTGCCAAACTGCAAAATTTTACGAGCAGCAAAAACACCTGCAAAAGTCTTGCCTAGGTTTTTGACTGTTTTATCAAATGCGCTTATATGCTTTTTGGCTTGGTTTAAACCCTTTGGGTCATATCGCGTGGTTGCGCTGACTAATAAATTTGGCATCAGGAAGCCAACTTATAGCCGGATTGAGTACCCGCACCACCGGTGGCATTGAACATTTTAACCGCTTTATCAATGGCAACGGTCACGGCTAAAGTTGCTTTGCCTTGATCCTGCTCCCATGCCTTGAATATCAAGCGGCCACGGTCAAATCCTTTGCCGTAAAGAGAACCCATAGCTCCAATAAATAATTTACCAGCATCAGGATTATTTGAACGGCTGACATCTTTGCCTGGGCCGTTTCGACCAACCCAAGGTTGTCCAGTTGGAAATTTACGCCCTGCGGTTTCGTAAATTGCACCAGCTGCTGAATTGTTGCGCACATAATACTGAGCCCGGTATCCCTGAGGGTTTTGAATGCTTTTTCCTTGGCGATAAACAATGCCAGCTTTAACCTCAGCCGTGTCAAACAATGGAAATTTACGCACGCGCCCGCTAGTATTAAACACGGGTTGGCTTTGTACTTTGCCGCGCTTTTCCCATCCGGACAAATAGGTTGGAAACCCCTGGGGAACATCACCACGGGCTTTATCACGAATCGTTATCATTGCAGATTTAATTTCAATGTTCATTTGCTTGGTTAGGTCTTTATCAAACTTGCGCATCGCCTTCAAAGTGGGTTCAACGCCGGTTATGTTTAGTGGCACGGGCCCTCTCCTTTGCTCTATCGTTTAACACTTGAAGCACGGCTTTGAACATTCTTTCATCAAGATCCAAGACTTCATTGGGGCTTATCTTTAGCTCCACCGCTAGTGAGGCCACTAGATAGGTGAAACTTCCCCGGTCTATTTTTTTTCGGGCTCGTCATCCATAACTTCAACCGCAATCAAGGTTCCTAACCATTCTTCACCGAATGGTGGAATGACTTCTACGCGAGAAAGCGCATTATGCGCTAACCAATAGATGTCACTCTGTTTTTCCTCGTCACGAAATTGTTTATGAATTCCCTTGCCTGTGTATTTTTCAAACGCATATTCAACCACGGGGGTGATTGGAACAATCACATCCCCTGAGGCCCTGGTGATTTTCAAGCGTGCCATTTTTACTCCTTAGAATGCCACTGATGTTGAAACAGTGACTGTTGTGTTTACTGTAAA